GTGTTGTAGTGATACTGAAGTTTGGTTTGATTTCAGTTGCTCCAGAATTAGTAATAGAAACACCAGTTAATGAAGTTTGAGTGGAGAACGTCAATGCTTCAGATGCTTTGAACTGACCATTGTTTCTCAACTGTACAGTCAATGTATTAGTTGATGAATCCCATGCTAGAACCTTACCACTACCACCTTTCAGACCAGCAACTTCAGAAGTGTTGGTATTTGTAGTAGAGTCAACTGTCTGACCTACAGTAACATCAGTACCACTGTTACCAGTGATAGCAAACTGATAGATCTTGTAGAATTCTAGGAGTTGGTTTTGTCTACCATATCTCTTCTCAGTTCCTTTAGCGGATTCAATTCTATTACTAATAGTCTTAACAGAACTTGTTCGTAGATCAATAACAGGAGAAAGATTACTTACTTCAGAAGATAGATCTAGTTTGTAAACTAAGGAATTAGATAGACCATTGTATAGTTCATTAACACGCGATGCAACTACCTTTTGATTAATGAAGTAATGCTCTTGCTTGATAAATGTCTTCTCGTATCCAGTTTGTGAATATGAAACATAATTCACAGGACCGTTATCAATTGGGATAACATTAGTTGTCTTAACAGAAGAATCAATCTTGGTTTCTTTGAATGAAAGATAACCAATATCAGCATATAGTTTCTCAAACTTTCTGTTAGTGGAAATTAGACCAGCACTACCACCAGCAGTATCATTAGAACTTGCTTCGGTAGGTGATACAATGTTGAAACTATCCACACCAACGTTTTCAACTTTAAACAAATTAGTATTGATTGTAGATGCTGCAACTCCACCAGATGCTCCTACACCCTTGAAGAATACGTAAGACTTACCACCTTCTTCAAATCCATGGTCTCTGTGATGAACACGTACATACTTATTGTTTCCTCTGAACTTCTTCAGTGTAGCACTACTAAATGCTTCACTGCTTGTGCTAATAGGATCAAGACCCATAGTCTCAAAACCAAGTTGCTCATTTGTTAGAAGCACGCTAGCAGTTCTAGAATTATCAAACTCTGCACGCATTAGACTGAACTTAATATCTTCTCTTAGATCTTCTGTCCAACTCTCTACGTTCTGAGATCTGAATACAGATCCAAGACCAGAGATAGGAGTAACAGTACCAGATCCAGAAGCAGCACCAACTTCAGATGCCCAGACTTCATATTCTACAGAATCAGTTTCTACCACAAATGCATACTCAGACTCATTTTGTAGATATACTGGATACTCGAACTTAAATAGAGTTCCTACGCTTCCTTGTACATCTGTAGAAAGGTTTGTAGCAACACCCATCTGTACACCAGGGGAATCGATATCGATAACACTTTGAACTGAAGCTCCAGCGTTTCCTGCGCCAGTACCATTGATAACAATAGAAGGTGCGCTAGTATATCCAGAACCAGAAATCGATACTTCGGAATTATAAATTTTACCACCAGAAACGTTTAGACTTCCTGTAGCAGTTGTTCCTCCTGGTAACTGAGGACTTTCGATAACCATCGATGCGGTATCATAATTTGTACCAGTTTCTAGAACTTTTAGATCAACCAACTTACCAGAATCCTTAGCAATAGTGAGACTGATGTTGGTGTTATTTGTATTGTTTGCTAGAGTTAGTGATGGTACAGTTAGTACCTCTCCTGCAGTGAAAGACTCACCATTGTTATTAGAAAGGATTAGAGTATAGACTTGATCAGCAGAAAGTGGAATCTTATCTGCAGATCCTGGTAGTACCTCTGTACCAGTTCTATCAAATACTTTAAATACAGGACCAGACGCACCAGAAACAGATCCAATAACACTCTCTGCAATTTCAATAGAAGCATCCTGAGAAATGAATACTTTCAGTTTTGTTTCTGGAGCAATAGTAGACTCAGTACCAGGAATAATTGCTTTGCCTGGTTTTCCACTAGCAGTATTTGTTAGATATGTTCTAACTGGAACTTTCAAATCTTTCTTATTGAAGAAGAGTTTAATACCAGTTACAAAACATCCACCATCCAAGTTTTCAACCTTAAATGTTTGTGTTAGTGGAGAAGGTTTCTTAGTTGCTCCAGTGTCTGTATCGACAATTTGTCTGCCTTCATTGGTCTTGAGATTTGCAGGGAGAGTAGAAGTAATTGTAGATGTATTTCTAGGAAGGACTCCCGTTGGATAGTATTTGACTTCGGTAAACGTTTCGACATTCTCCTTTGCTTCATCTGTTGCACTAGATGTAAATCTAATGGTTTTCTCACCAACAGTAAATTGCAGCTGCTCTGCATTTGTGTCGTATTGTGTATTGTAGATATAATTGTTCCATGTGCTACCCTGAATAGGAGGATAACCATTAGGAATTAGAATCATTCCGCTAGCATTACCTGCATCGTCTGTGGTAATATTAGAACCGAAGGTAGATAGTGAATTACCAGCAACTCCAGTGTATCTGAGATCAGGATTAGTCCATCTAGAAACATCTCTACCTTCTAGGAAAGGATAGATTCTAGTGTTGGGTTTCATTCTGCGAACATTAAATCTGATCGCTTTAGATCTAGCAAACTGTTGTAGGGAACTAGCAATAGCAGTTTCGCCAATGACTTTTGTCTGCAAACCTTTACCAGTCTCATTATTTTGAGGACTAATGTTAGAAGAACTTCCAATGTTAGCAATCTGAACAGAAGAAGTAACTGCATCAGAGTTGATCTCGGATAGAGAATTGATATTAAAGAAGTTTTGATCAGAACCTACCCAGTTTACAGAGTAAGAATTATAGACGCTAGCATATGCTTCTCTTACATTATCTTTTGCTAGGAAGATAGTATAAAGTTGTGTATTATTATCTGTAATCAGAGGAGCATCGGTATTCTCATACCAGGAATCAACTGGTGCATCTAGAGATGCATCTCCCCACATATGTAGAACAACGAATGGGTTTGGATTGATCTTTTTAGTTGCAAATGGATTCTCAAGTAAAGTTAGTTCACTATATGGTAGGGTGATAACATCACCGTTTCTAACATAACCCGATACAACTCTTTCATCTTCTTTTGTATTGACTTCTGATAGATCAATGCTATCTTCTCTTGCTTGAGATCTTAATACAGACTGTTTCGTGTCGATAGAACACTTGTAGTCGATAGAACTTACTCTACCAACTTTATGTGTTTCAAAATTATCTACGACAAAACCACTCTTGAATCTCTCGAAACCACTAGCATCCTTAACTTGCATGTTAAGAGCTTGTTGCTCTAGAACACTAAGAAGAGTATAATACTCAAGTCTTTCTACACGCTTCTCTAGTTTGCCGATATCACGCATTGTGTAACGCTTGTTATCAACAGGAATCGTGCGGACATCTTTACTAGATGTTGTGTAAGCAGGAATGTACAAATATGCAAGAGCGATTGCATCATCCACCAACTCTGGTTTGGATGGGTTTAGTGAAGAGTTACCTTCCTTGACTAAGAACTCGCCTTTCTTGTTTAAAAACAGACCATCAATTCTATCTAGATACTGACTCTGATAGAATGAAATTGTATATGATAGATTTCTATCGGATGCAGGACATGCCGTTACAACACCACCTTCACCTGTAAATTCGTTAAAAATATTTCTAGCAAAGTTAGACTGATCTTGGAAACCAGTAATTGTTGCTGCAGTATCAACTTTAGGTCTAAAGTCAATAACATCTCTTAGGTTTGTTACGCCATATACAGAAGAGTTGAATGTTGGGATCTCATCTGCCGAAACACCAGCTTCGTGAATGTAAGAATCAACAACACAGAAATCTCCAGAAGAATGATCAAAGTAATCAAACGAAATTAATAGTTGACCTGTTGGATTGTTGAATCCAGGTTTTAGAACAATTCTAGAAACATCATAGAAATTATCTCTTTGACCATCATCAAACGTATATCTATTAGTTACATCAGTACCACTAATCAATTTACCAGCACTATCAATCTCAGGAGGTGCAGTGGTAGATCCTTCGTAGATGTAATTTAGTTTGATTACATCAGAATAAGAGATTGTGTTAATCTCTGCTGCATCCTGATCTTGTCCTCTAATAGGAATAATCTTATCGCCAGCAGGAGTGATTACAACTTTCTTATTTCTAACAATAGTTTTTAGTCTAGGACGTGCTTTAGAAACCTCTAGAGTTGCTGTTAGTTTTAGTTTTGGATATGTTGTTCCACCAGATAGTGATCCGAAGTATGTGGACGGTAGAGTAACCGTCACACTACCTGCTGTTAGACCAGTAGATGTATCAGTAGAAGCTGCTACAGATACTGCATCTGCTGGGACATAGACAACATCACCAGTCTCGATGGATGTTGCATTACCTTTGTCTAGTACAGTAAGCAAGAAGTTTTCTTCACTGAAAGATACAAACTTTTGAGTACCAAACTCAAGTTGTGCTTTGAATGTAATTTGACCACCAGAAGCAGAAGAATCTAGAACAAAATCTTTTCTAGCATAATACTTAAGTGCAGTATCATCAGTTCCCTTAACTAGAGACTTGATTTGCTTACTACCTGTTGGGAAAATCAGAGAAGACTTAGATACATTATCTACTGTTGGTCTTACTCTAATAACAGTCGTAGAAGCAACATTTTCTGGTAGCAAAGAATCTAGATAAATTCTAGATTTTTTAACACCCTCTGGTTTCGTAGCTTGTTGTACAATAGCTTTAACCAGATTGTTGTTTGTATCTGAGAATTGTACAATATCTCCCTGTACCAAGAATTTGGATGCATCTCCACCAAATCCAGTACACTCAACATAAGATTGTCCTTCAGAACCACTAAATGTAAAGTCAGTTACATTTGTTGTTGAGATATATTCAGATCTGGTAAATTCGACATCAGATGTAAATAGATTGGGTGCTTGTGCTCCTACAGGAGCAACACCAAATCTAGCACTCATAGACTTAACATTCTGTGGTGTATAAGTCAGTACAACATCTTGGAATAGAACTGCCCTTACAACAGCAACATTACTAGAACTAAATGTTGTTGATGTGGTTGTTAGTGCTACACTAGGTGGTTGAGCATACTCAACTGAGACGGAATCTCTTTGCTCAATAGAAAGTTTGTAGATACCATTGCTAGGATCTAGATGTGGTTTAATGATTGCTGGATCATACTTAACGCCATCTAGAACTGCAGCAGTTAATCCACCATAGTTGAGTCCTCTGCTATCAACAACAAAGTGTGATACAGTATTCTCTTTCGCAATTCTTAGGGAGTTACCTGCTTCATCGACAATAGTTTCTCCTGCTTGGAATGTACCAGAAAGAGATTTACAGTAAATCTTATTACCAGAAGTTAGATATCCATCAGGAGATCCTTCAATAACAGCATAAGCACCACTTCTGGATCCTGTGATATACTTACCAGTTTGGAACTGTCCTTCGGGAATATCAGTATCAACGGTAATTCTTGTTAGGAATGTTGGATTAAAATACGACATTTTAAATGTCGCATTGTATGCTGGTGTAGATCCTACTCTACCTCTGGATAGAATTCTGTCTGAGTTAGGATCAAAACCAATTCCTCTAGATGCTAGAGTAATATTCTTTGGTTTTGCTAGACCAATGGTAGGAACAATAGACTCTTGATAACTAATAATATCTCCAAAGATTCCTGAAGCATCGGAAGATTCTGCAGTAGACTCGGAGAAGTATAGTTGTGTTCTCTTGTTAGTATTGAACTCACTATATTCTTTCAGTAGAGTATCTACAATATCTCTTCTACCAATAACAGTTAGTTCTAGGTAGTTTCCTTGTCCTAAGAAAGTGTTACCATCAAACTTGGAGTATGCTAGGGTTGTTACTTCCTGAACGTCATTACTTTGAGATGCAATTCTCACCCAGAAAGAGTTGAATGTAGTCTCAATAGTAGTATCATTGATATCAGCGTAAGTTTGACCAGAAGTACCTGCAGTAACACTTACAAGGATAGTTTTGATTGCTTGATCTGAAGTAAACTCAGATGTTCTTCTAGAACGAGTTTGCTTGTGTGCAGTATCAGATTCAGTATCATTTGATCCAATAGATCCATCACCAAATGTTTGGTTAAGATATAATGTTGGGAATGCAGTTAGGTCTGCATCAAACGAGTTGAGAGGAATAGTATTGTATGTGTTAGTCAGATAAAAACTAGAAAGGTCACCATGCTTCAGTGTGATATTATCTCTTTCTAGAGATTCGCGAGACTTATTAACAGTTAGATACTTGCTTTCTTTGTTTAGGATTTCATATCCCTTAATGTATGCCTTACCAGATCCAACAGAAAGAATCATCTTCTGTGATGCTTCTGCTTCTGTTAGACCATTAACTAGACCAGTCTCTTCATTCTTTTTGTAAATGCCTTTGTTAGAACCTGACTGTAGATACTCTCTTACTTCAGTATCAAATGGTTCTACAACATAATCACCAGACTCATCATAAGTTCTTCTTGCTAGAGTCTCTTCAATAATGTTATAATCTGCTGGTTGGATCTTTCTTTGGACAGATCCATTCTTAACAGAAATTAGTTGGATAAAGTTGCTATCTGTTGTAGCATCCAAATCATACTTTACTAAGCTCAGACCAATAGAAAGTCTGTGTGCTCCAGGAGCACTAAAGTTAGCAAACCCTCTTGCTTGATCATACAGAGTAGAATCTTCTTCGGGTGTAACTAGATCT